TGGAAGCACTTTGGATTTTAAGGGATGGGCGTGGAAGCACGAACTCATCAAGGACGAGAATAAGAAAGACCTTGGGCATGGCGTGGGCTATGCGTTGGACCAAGATAAGTTAAGGAGGTTCAATGCCTAAGTTCACCTATGCAGATGAGATAGACGCAAACTTCGGTATCCCGTGGACAAATGATCTACGGTTTACCAAGGGCGATTTAGAGTGTGCGTTATCGGAGGAAGAGATCGATGCTCTCCCGCCGGAGCGTGCAGAGATGCTTAGTCGCTTACTCATCGACCAACCCAATAGCGAGAAGGAAGATCCAATCCAATGGGGTTGGACTCTTCCTGGGTGGCGTAGGGTGATGGAGAATTGGAAGGATACGAAGATCCATGTAATACTCGGCGGGAACAGATCATCGAAAACGATGTTCGCGTCTCGTATGCTGGTACACTTAGCACAGTCCATCCCCGAAGCTGAGATTCGCTCGATGCATGTTACCGAGGAGCGAAGCATAACGGACGCACAGAAGTATATTTGGCAAAACTTACCAGCACGCTACAAGCGGGCAAAGAAGAAGAGCGAGAACCACAGCTTGCAGTACAATCAAAAGAATGGGTTTAATTCTGCCAAAGCGATCCTTCCGCCCACCACACCAGGTGCGGAGCGTGGGAGTACGATATACTTTAATAATTATCGGCAGTATATGGCAGACCCTCAGATATTTGAGGGTTGGTCTGCCCACGCCATCCACTTGGATGAGGAGGTTCCCGAAGGTATCTTCAATACTTTGCTTGGTCGTACCGTGGATTATCATGGGCGATTGATCCTTACTTTCACAACCTTGCAAGGATGGACACCTCTGATCAACAGCTTGCTCAAGGGTGCAGAGACTGTGCAGTCCAGGTATAGCGATATTATTGGTAGGGAGTTACCTACTGAGCAGATTTGTCACAATTGGCCGGACTGCCGAATCTATTATTTTTGGACAGAAGATTCCCCATTTATAGACGGACAGGAGTTGATTCGCACATACTCCCGGCAACCATTAGAGGCAAAACTCGCCCGACTCTATGGTATACCGTCCAAGGCGATGGAGGGGCGTTTTCCAAAATTCAACCGCGAAACGAATGTTGTGCCACACGAGAAGATCCCCTTCATCGCCGATCCGTCCACTCCATGCACACGCTACTTTGTATGCGATCCTGGAGGGAGCAAGCCGTGGGTGGCGATATGGGCGGGTGTGATGCCGGATGGGCGCATATACATATACCGCGAGTTCCCCGACAGTACGATGGGCCAATGGGCGTTACCGCATGTCAATGCCTTGGGTAAGAGTGTGGGTAAGGCGGGTCCCGCCCAGCGTCCGCTAGGGTGGGGGTACGAGGATTACCGCAACCACTTCGAGGACTTGGAAGATGGTGAGGATATATTTGAGCGTATTGTGGACCCCCGCATGGGTGCGGCCACGGTGCGGACAAAGGAGGGCGAAAGTAACATCATTAACCAAATGGCGAACCTCGACTTTGTATTTCGCCCCGCTCCGGGCGTGGATATCGAGGCGGGTATTGCCAAGATCAATGATGCACTATCATGGGATGATTCCGAGCCTATGACTCCGCGTAATCGTCCAAAGCTCTATATATCAGACAATTGCGACAATACAATTACCTCGCTCTTGGAGTATAGCGGGCAGAGTAGGGGTGAGCATTTCAAGGATCAGATAGACTGTATCCGTTATTTACTCGTCAGCGGGGCCGAGCATATCACAGGTGCAAGCCTCCAATGTACGGGTGGTGGCGGGTATTAAGTTGACGAGTCAAGGACAAAAAGCTACATTGTGCTACGCATGCACAATTCCTCTGATCCCGAACTCTTGTTCGTTTCCAAGGAACCCGACATAAACTATCTGCGGGATACTTACCGCGAAACACAGTCGAGCCTTGGCGAATGGATAGATCGTAGACAACGCGACTACGATGTCCGCAATTGTATGTGGGCGGGCAAGTCGAATGACTTTAAGAAGCATTCTGCAAATTCCGAAACAGGCGAGGTATTCCCTTGGCCCGGTGCGAGTGATCAGGAGATACGCTTGGTTGATAACCAAATAAATAAGTGTGTTGCTATGTGCTTAAACTCGGTACGCCAAGCTCATGTGGTGGCTACACCTGTGGAATCCAGCGATATTGAGCGTGCCAATGTTATCTCTTTATTTGTTCGTTGGTTGGTAAATACCAAGATGGATGATTTTTACGATCAAGTGGAACTTGGGTTAAACCATCTCTTTGAGAAGGGAATGATGGTCCACTATGTGTATTATGAGTCTCAAGACCTAAAGCAACAGCAGTCAATAAAGTTAGATGAGATTGCCATAGCTATGCCACAGATCGCCGAGGCGATCCAGGATGGCAGTATGGACGAAGAGTTGTCCGCCGCTATGTCCGAGCAGTTCGATGTCTCCAAGAAGAAATCGAGAAGTATGCTCAAGGAGTTGCGCAAGGAGGGAGAAACGACAATCCCTGTCACTCGTCAGGTCATAAGCCGACCGCGCATTAAAGCTCTTGCTCCTGACGAGGACATTTTTTGGCCCAACTACACAATCGACCCACAGGAAGCACCCTATGTTTTCCATGTGCTTAACATGACTCCCGAACAACTCCGCTCCAAGATACAGACCGAAGGGTGGAGCGAGGAGTTTGTGGATAAAGCGATAGAAACCGCAACCGTGGGGGAGAACGATGTCTACACACACAACCTTAGTTTACAGGACGAGATCCTCCGCGATGACGATGAGACAATCCGTATTGTTTACTGTTACCAACGCCTGTTGGATGAAGATGATATCCCAGGCATATTCTGCACCGTATTCTGTAATGAAGTTCCTGACTTATATGCAAAACATACGCTCATGGATTATGGGCATGGTGGATACCCTTTTGTCGTGTCCACTTATGAAAAAACTTCTAAAAGGCTCTACTCCTCCCGCTCCATCCCGGAAGTCGGCGAGCCGTTCCAGCAAGTCATCAAAGTCGAAACGGACGCGAGCATCGACAGGCAAAGCATCGCCACGGTCCCGCCGCTCGAACACCCGCTCGGCCGCGCGCCGTCCAAGTGGGGGCCGGGGGTAAGAGTACCTTACCGCACACCTGGCGAGATCCGCTTTGCCGATACCCCACGCTACGATGCGGGTTCCACCGAGGTACGCAGATTTGTACAGGAAATGTTTGACCGCTACATGGGCAACAACGCACCAGGCGTGGACCCCGTGGAGTCGCAGATCAAACAGCAAAATATTATTAACCGCGTACTGCACCATATGAAATATGTGATGGATCAAGTCTATAGCTTGTACCAGCAGTACGGACCTGACCAAGAATACTTTAGAGTCACAGGCGTACAAGACATGCAGAAGTATGCAAAGGGCAGACCTGGAGAACGATTCGACTTTTACATGCAGTACGATGTGGCTACTCAAGACCCTGAGCAAATGCTCGAACGGGTAAAGACGATTGGCACAATTGCTGGCACGATGGATAAGAATGGCGTGGTCGATACCGAGCAACTCCTTGCTATGGCAATCGGGCAAGTTATGCCGGGTGCGGCAGAGAAAGTAATCTTGCCCAAGGAGACTGCCACACAGAAAGCGATGGAGGAAGAGCGTCAATTAATCGCCGAGCTAGTGGCGGGTGTACCGCCCAATGTACGCGAGAACGATGCCCATGAAATGAAACTCCAAGTATTTCAGCAATGGCTACAACAGCCCGATATCCAGCAAAAAGCCCAGCAAGACCAAGCGTTGGGCGAGCGTATCCAAGGGTATATGAAACAGCGTCAGTTCGCCATCCAGCAGAAGCAAAATGCTACAATTGGTAGGCTGGGGGCCGCACCCACACAATTTGGACAAACCGCTAGTGCCGCATGAGCATAACACATCGTGGTGAGCGATTCTCAGGATACAACAAACCTAAGCGAACTCCTGGCAAATCTAAGAAGTTTGCCGTACTCGCAAAGGAGGGAGACAAAGTTCGTCTTGTTCGTTTTGGAGATCCCAACATGTCCATTAAAAAGAACATACCCGCACGGCGTAAATCCTTCCGAGCGCGACATAAGTGCGATGAAAAGAAGTCTAAACTAACCGCTGGTTATTGGTCCTGTAAGAAGTGGTGATGGCGAAGGACGCTTGCTACAAAAAAGTAAAAAGACGAGTTAAGGTATTTCCTTCTGCTCGTGCATCTCAACAAATCGCAAAATGCAGAAAATCAAAAGGTCAGGTAAAAAAGTCGGCAAAGGGTGCGTCTCTAAAAAGATGGGACAAGGAAGGATGGGAGGATACAAAAACAGGAAAGCCGTGCGGAAAGGGCGGAAAAACTGAGTATTGTCGCCCAACTAAGCGAGTATCTAGTAAGACCCCAAAGACAAAAAGCGAGATGACAAAGTCGCAACTCGCCAAAAAGAAAGCAGAGAAGCGTAAAGTAGGTATGGGTAGGAGAGTCAAACCTGTACGCAGAAAGGCATAATGTTTTATGAAGCGAAAGAAGTACCACTCTGTAGATGCTGAAGAAGCGATCAATGCACTACGATTCCTTAAAAACGAACCCCATTTTAAAACATACATTGAGGTACGCGAGGCGATGCGCGAGGAAACCATCCGCGAATTACAGAATCGCAAAAACATTGAGAACCAAAATCTTCACTTTCATTTCACAGGAAAACTAGAAGCCATAGACGAAGAGTTGGACAACTTTTATAGCCTTTAATCTTACCAATAGATTC